GGGCCGCGCGGCGTCGGGATGAACGCGGCGGAGTTGAACGTCGAGGGCGGTGTCATCCTGCAAGAGATTCGAGAGGTCGTGAACGCGAACATTGCGACGTTCGAGGGCGAGGCGTTGGATCGGTCGAGGGAGGGAGAGGGGCAAGCGTGACCGCCTCCGACCTCCTCTGTGCCAAGCTGCGCCTGCCGCAGCCCGACCGCTCGCCGATTTACGAGTGGGCGCGCAAGCACATCATTTTGCCAGAGTCCTACGCGACAAGCGGCCCATTCAACGTGAAGATTTCGCCGTGGCTTATTCCGATCTTCGACGCGCTGCAAAATCCATTGGTGCGCCGCGTTCACTTTCGCAAAGCCGTGCAAATCGGCGGCACGCTCGTGGCTGACATCTGGGTGCCGTGGCTCATCTGCAACGACGCCGGACCCATCTCGTGGACGATGCAGACCGACGAGATGATCGACCGGCACGCAAAGTCTCGGCTGAACCCGATCTTCGAGTCGTGCAAGCCCGTGGCCGCGATGCTCCCGCGCGTCGGGCCGCACCGGACGACGACCGAGATTTACTTCGGTGGATTCTTTTTCCTGCTCAATCCTGCGAACCTTTCCAGCCAGCAAAGCCAGTCGATTCGTTACAAAATAAATGACGAAATCTGGCTCCCAAAATGGGCGGACATTTACGGCCACGCCGTCGCCCGCGTCTCTCGCTTCGAGGAAGTCGGGCGCTCGAAGATTTACAACACGTCGCAAGCTCCGATTATGGACCTCGAAACCGGCAACGTGGAGGACACGAGCTTCCGCCAAGGCAACCAGCAGGAGTGGAGCACGGAATGTCCGTCGTGCCGCAAGGTTCATCCGCTCGCCTTCACGCTCGAAAAGAACGAGGACACCGGACTGCGTGGCGGCGTGGTCTGGGATGCCGCGGCAAAGCGAGATGACGAGACGTGGGACGTGCCGCGGGCGGTCGCCTCGTGCCGATTCCGTTGCCCACACTGCGGTCACGAGTCGCCCGACACTGACACGACGCGCAACGGATGGAAGCGCGCCGGTCGCTTCGTGCCGCTGAACCCGACTGCGCCGGCGGAGATTCAGAGCTTCCGCGTGGAGTCACTGGTCAGCCGGCCGATGCGGCTGCTCGTCGAGGAGTTCTGCGAGGCCGACAATCACCACGTCAGGCAAGGCGATGATAAGATGAAGATCGAGTTTCGCACGAAGCGCGAAGCAAGGCCGTGGATCGTCGAGAAGAAGGTGGTGAACTTGTTCGTCACCAAGTCCGACTACACCGTCGCGCAGTTCTCGAACGGCGAGGGCATCGAAGGCGAGGTCATCCGGTTCATGGCCGTGGACCGGCAGCAGGACCACTGGTGGGTGGAAATCGGCGCGTTCTCCTCGGCGACGGGGCCGACCTACAAGCAACTTTACTTCGGGCGCATCGAGACGCGAGACCAGCTTCGCCAGATGCAATACCGCTACAAAGTGCAGGACGCGTGCGTCGCTCAAGATCGCGGTTACCGACCGGCTGACGTGGACCGCGACTGCGCGGACTTCGGGTGGCGAGGGATGCGCGGGCACGCTCGCAAGACTTGGACCATGCGCGACGAGGCGACCGACAAACTGATCAACTTCCCGTTCTCGGAGCCGCGAGTGAGCGACTACCGAGGCGGGGACGTCTATTACTACGACTGGAGCGGGGATTACTTCAAAGACCTTTTGGCGAACGCGCTCGAGGCCAAGGGCGACCTCAAGTGGCTATTGCCGGCCGATGTCAATCCGCTCTACCTCGAACACCTCAAGGGCGAGTCAAAGGTCGAGATTCGCACGGGCGTCTGGGAGTGGCGCGAGGTGAAGAGCAACGCGCCGAACCACGGTCTCGACACCTCGGCGATGCTGCTCTGCATGGCTACGATTGCGAACGTCGTGCGATACACGCCAGTGAAGGACTGAGCCTAGTTTGACGTTTCGGGCACAAGTATGCTCGACAACCCATTCCTCGGACTGGACAGCGCGACCCTGACGGCGCTCAAAACCAAGACGATTGACGCCATTCAGGCCGTGCTCCTGAACCAGAGTTATTCGTTGAACGGCAAGAGCGTGAGCCGCGCGGACCTCAACGCGCTCAACAATATGCTCGGCAATCTGCAAGACGCATTGACGGACGAGGCGGGCACGTCCACCGATACGACCTTCGTCAGCTTCACCGGCAACTGAACAACATGGAAAACGACATTTTCGACGCGTCAAAATTGATCGCACAAAAGCCGTGGCTCGACCGCGCGCTCGAAAACATCGCGCCGACATGGGCGCTGAAACGGCTAGAGGCTCGCGTCGCCAAGTCACTTTTTGAATACAATGCGGCGCGGACGAATCGGCTGTATGCTCCGAAACAATACGCGCAGCCAGCGGAGTCGTCACAGAACCAGCGCGACCGCGTGGTAATGATGTATGAGGCGCAAGACTTGGTGCAGAATTTCCCCGAGGCTCGCGAAATCTCCCGCAAGTTCGGGACGTATCTCACGCCCAACGAGTATTCACCGACGACGGGCGACCGCGACTACAACCAGACCATCAGCGAGTATTTTCATGCGTGGTGCAAGACGTGCGACGTGACGAACCGGCACAGCTTTAAAAAGCTCGTGCAGCTCGCCGCAGAGGAGCGTCCGGTCGATGGCGATTGCGGCTTCGTCATCCGTCGCAGCGGCGAAGGGCTCAAGCTGCAACTCGTGCCCGCGACGCGCATCGGAAATCCGAATGACACGGCGGTCGCGTCGAATAACTACTTTCAAGGAATCATCACGAACGACTTCGGCCAGCCGGTCGCTTATCGCATTTTCCGAGTGACTCGCGACGGCGTTTATTTCGGAGCGGAGGACATTCCAGCGAATCAGTTTTGTCACTACATGGACCCCTTTCGTGTGGACCAGTATCGAGGCATCACAGATTTCCACGCAGCGATTCAGACGGCGCGGATGCTTCACGACATCCTGCAAGCCGAGAAGGCGGGCGTGCGTTTCTCGTCGCAACAGGCGGCGCTCATTTTCAACGACCGCGGCATCGCGAATCCGCGCAATTTGTTCCAGCCGAATCCCGCGCTCTCGCTCCCGAGCGGGCAGCAGCAAAAGAACGAGCTGACCGAGGTGGGCATGATTCGCTACTTCCAGAACAGCGACCGCGTCGAGGTAATGCCATCGCGTCCGTCGCAGGCGTTCACAGGGTTCGTGCAGCATCTTATGCACGAAATCGCTCTGGGCGTGGGCGTGCCCGAGGGAGTGTTGTTCGGGACACAGGACTACAAAGGCCCAAGCGTCCGCGCCGAGTTCGCCGCAGCCGATCGCGTGTTTACGCGCCAGCAGGGCGTGCTCACCGACAAGGTTCTCGACCCGATCAAGGACGCCGTGATTCTCGACGCCATCGCGCGCGGTGAAATCCCGCCGCCTCCGCTGCTCGCGGGCGAGACGATGGTTCACGCGCTACGCCGCGCGACCTCGGGCGAGTGGCGTTTCCCCGCAAAGCTCTCGATCGACGTGGGCCGCGAGTCGGCCGCGAACATGAACGAGAACCGGCAAGGCGCAAAGTCCTTGCAGGAAATCGCAGCCGAGGAAGGCACGGACGCGTTCACGCGATTGGAGCAGATCGCAATCGAGGCGGCTTACGTCAAGCAGCTCGCCGAGAAATACGGCGTGCCCGAGACGGCGATTCGGCTCACGACGAACTCCTTGCCGAGCACGCCAGCGGCCGCAGCCGCAGCAGGCGACGCGGTGGGCGTCAGCGCGGCAGAGGCGCAGGCGGCGAGCGTCACGGCTTCCGCGACGGGCGGCGAATCGACGGACGTGGCCGCGATTGCGGGCGTCGAGTCCTTCCCTGACGTATCGCCAGAACTCGCACCGCTCAACGGCGCGCAGATTGCGGCGGTGCTTTCCATCCTCGAGAATTTACGCGCGGGCGATCTCACGTCAGAAGCAGCCGAGTCGCTGATGATCTCCGCAGGCATGGCGAAAGAATCCGCGAGCAAGGTCGCCGGTTCCGTTGCGGGACTTCCGAAACAGCCGTCGAAAGTATCAGCTTCGGCGATGCACAACCGCATCCGACTTGCTCGCGCGCACGAGGACAGCAACCTCGTCACGATCAACTTCGCGGATGGCTCTTACATCCCGACGAACGCAATGGCCGACAACGCGCGCCGCGCGCTCGCCATTCGTGAAAAGAAACCGATGTCTCAGCGCGGCATGACCAGCGTCGGCATCGCGCGGGCTCGGGATCTCATCAACAAGCGCCCGATGTCGGAGGACACCGTGCGGCGGATGAAAGCCTTTTTCGACCGCCACGAGGCCGACAAGCAAGGCGAGACGTGGGACCAGCAGGGCAAGGGCTGGCAGGCGTGGAATGGCTGGGGCGGAGACGAAGGCTATTCGTGGGCCACGGCCATCGTCGAGCGGCTGAACAAGCAGGCGGAGCAGTCGAAGCAACTGGAGACAAATCCAATTCAGATTCGCCGCGCGCTTTCCGCCGAAGCGGAGTCAGCCGCCTCGCCCGAGGAATGGCTCGATGCCGTGCAGACCTACCGCAAGAAACAGATTGGGCGACTCGATACGCTCAAGGACTTGGTGACTGAAAGCAAAAGCATCGTCGAACTGAGCAAGCCGAAATCGGGAAATAATTAACATGATCAACACGCAGACCCAAATCGACAGCCTGATTGACTTGGCTGTAATTCAGCGCACGGAGCTCAAGCAGCTGATCGAATCCCTGCCGCAACTGCGCGACCACCTCTCGTCGGAGATTGAGCGCAACCTCGAAGAGATTGAGCCAGCGATTCGCTCGGAGCTCGAGCAGTTCGTCGCGGCTCGCGCGCTTGACACGCAGGCCAAGACGAGCGCGGAACTCGGCGCGAAGATCGACGCGATGGCGCGCAATCTGGAGTCAACGACCGCCGCAAAATACTCGGTGCTCATGGCCGAGCGCGCGGAGAACGCGAACCTGCTCGCAAAGGCCGAGGCGCGCATCGAGGACGCGGCTTCAATGCTCACGCACGCCGTGAAGGAAATCGTCACCGACGAGCTCTCGCGCTTCCCTCGCGCAGGCGAAATCGACCAGCTTCGCAAGGAGTTTGCCGAGCCGCGCGGGCTGAATCCTCGTGGACGTTGGATGCCCGATGAAACTTACCAGCGGCTCGACTTGGTCACGATCAACGGCGATAGCTTCGTCAGCAACATCGACGGCAACCGCGAGCGCCCGAGCCGCACGGCTGGCGATTGGACTCTGAGCGCAGCGCGCGGCAACGGGGGCGGGGGTGGCGGTGTCACTACGATGACCGACCTCGTGCCCGTGCCGAGCAACGGACAACTCTTAATCGGCAACGGCTCGGCGTTCGTGAACTCGACGCTGACCGCTGGCACCGGCATCTCGATCTCCAACGGCGCGGGCTCGATCACGATCAGCGCGACCGACGGGAACATCACGCTCGACGACGGCACGGCGGCGGCTCCCTCGCTCAACTTTACCGACGACCCCAACACCGGACTTTATCGGCCAACGGCAGACACGGTCGGCATTGTCGGCGGAGGTCACGACATCCTGCGCCTGACCGACATCGCGAGCGCGACGGACTACGTTCAAATAAAAAACGGCATCGGCGTCGGGAGCCCGATTCACATTCTCGCCGAGGGCGCGAGCGCGAACATCGGCGTGCATTTGCAGCCGAAGGGCAGCGGGCTTTTCACGATCAGCGACGGCACGGATTTCAACAAGGGAATCCGGTTCCGGTCCTCGTCGAGCGCAGCCAGCGCGGTGACTTTGCTCGACGCCGTCTCGACTGCGGGGCGCGTCATCACGCTGCCAGATGCGACGGACACCCTCGTTGGTAAGGCTACGACGGATACGCTGACGAACAAGACGCTGACGAGCCCGACGATGACCGCGCCGGTTCTTGGAACGCCAGCGAGCGGGACCGCGACCAACCTCACCGGCCTCCCGATCTCCACCGGCGTCAGCGGTCTCGGCACCGGCGTGGCCACGTTTCTCGCAACGCCTAGCTCGGCGAATCTCCTCGCCGCCGTGACCGACGAAACGGGCACGGGCGCGCTCGTGTTCGCGACTTCACCCACGCTCACCACGCCGATCTCCGCGACCCTCACCGCCCCCGCCTCGACCAACCTGACGCTCGCGGGCGGCAGCAGCGGCGCGAGTCTGGTGCTGGGGCAGGGGGCCAACGGCGCGGTCACTGCAACGCTTCCCGGCACAGGTCTTGCCACAATCGTTGGCACCATCACGGCAATTGGAGCTAGCGGCGTTGAAGGTGGTGTTTTGCGGGTTCGTAATAACACCACAAGCGTGACAACTGCGCCGGTATTTGTGCTCGGCATAAACCGGCAAAACTCAGCCGTTGGTGCATTGTATCTTGGTAACGACGGCAGCAACAACGGAGTCATTTCCACGGGCAACGGAAATATGCGATTCGGTAACGAGACGGCAGGTAGCTTCGCAGAGTATGCGCGCTTTGCCGTCACCACTGGCAACCTCCTAATCGGCGGCACGACCGACATCACAGGCAGCGGCGGGCTTAAGGTGTTCGGCACCACCGCAGGCTCCGCAGGTGCAGGCGCGCTGGTGGTCACGGGTGGGCTCTCGGCGGGCGGGGCGAGCTATTTCGGGGGCGCGGTGACGGTGGCGAGCACGATTTCATCTACCGGAAAAACTACGGTCACAAGTGGAAACATCAGGTTGTCGAACGCGTATTATTTGAGCGGGAATCTTGCGGCAGGAACGGAAATTACTATGATCGGTCGGAGGAGCGACGATAAGATAGCCATTGATCCAGATGGCTATGGTGTGGTTTTTGGTGGTGGAGCCGCCACCTTCGCGGGCGCGGTGACGATTGCGGGCACGGTCATCCACACGCTCTCCGCCACGCCTGCCAGCGCATCAGCCACGGGCACGGTTGGAACGATGTCGTGGGATGCCAGCTACATTTACATCTGCACCGCAACCAACACTTGGAAGCGCGTAGCAATCGCCACTTGGTAATCACTAACTCACTACACCCATGACCATCCCAATCGCTCCCTACACAATGGGCTCTCCCGCCCAGCCTAAAGTCGGAACTTTGTTCGAAGTTCGCTATGTGAACTACACAGACCCCACCGCCGTGGCCGACTGCCACCTGCTCGACGCGGAGGGCGTGGAAATCATGGCCGTGGGCCTCGTGCCTGCGACGGCAGAACAATGCGCAACGTGGACGGATGACGCTGCGTTTGCCGCTGTGTT